GAAGAAGAAACGAAACTGTCTGGTTTCTCTGCTGCACCTGTCAAGAACGAAGGCTCTGCCATCCGTTATGACAACGCACAGGAAGCATGGACTTCTCGTTACAACCACGAAACCATCGCTTTGGGCTTCAGCTTGACTGAAGAAGCTATCGAAGACAACTTGTATGACTCGTTGTCCGCTCGTTACACCAAAGCTCTGGCTCGTGCTATGGCATACACCAAGCAAGTCAAAGCTGCTGCCGTTATCAACAACGGCTTCAACAATGGCTACCAAGGTGGTGACGGCGTGGCTTTGTTTAGCACCGCTCACCCACTGGTGTCTGGTGGTACCAACAGCAACACCCCATCGGTTGCAGCTGACCTGAACGAGACTTCTTTGGAAGCCGCCGTTATTCAGATCGCCGATTGGACTGATGAACGTGGTCTGTTGATCGCTGCCAAGCCTAAGAAGCTGATCGTTCCTCCAGCATTGATGTTCGTGGCTACCCGCCTGCTCGAAACCGAGTTGCGCGTTGGTACAACCGACAACGACATCAACGCCTTGAAGAACAATGGCTCCATCCCTGAAGGCTATACAGTCAACCACTTCTTGACTGACAACAACGGCTGGTATCTGACCACCGATGTGCCTAACGGTATGAAGCACTTCGAGCGCACTCCATTGCAAAACTCAATGGACGGTGATTTTGATACGGGTAACGTGCGTTACAAGTCTCGTGAGCGTTACAGCTTCGGCTGGTCTGACCCTCTGGGCATGTTCGGTTCGCCTGGTGCGTCCTAATCAAACGGCCCCACAAGGGTAATTTGGAAGCCATCTTCGGATGGCTTTTTTATTTGTTGCGCACGTTTTTCTTTTGGTGTATATTGGGCTATCCGGGCTTTCCGGTGTATCAAACCGTCCCGGCGGACGTCATGCAAGATTGATACACCTTTAACTGCATGAAGGAAAAATCATGGCATTCGCAACCCACCTTGGCCCTTGGCTGCTCGGTACTGTTAAGAACACTACTGGCACTACTGCTGGCACGATCCGTAACATGGGCGCAACTACTGTTGCTCAGACTTACACAGCCCCCGCATCGGTCATTTTGGCCAGCCCTACAGCACAGCAATTGTTCACTTTGCCTGCTGGCGCAAAGATCACTCGCTTCAACATTGAAGTTATTGTTGCCCTGACTGGCGCGACTAACTGCGGCGTGGTCATCGGTAGCTCTGGCACTTCCAACCTGTACATGACTTCGGTCAACACTGGTACTAGCGCGGTTCAAGTGTCTCCTGCAACCATTGCCGCTGCTACACAAGCTGCGTACACCAACAACGTTGGCTCCACTGATGCCATCATCTACGGCACATTCACTGCTGCTACCGCTGATGCGACTGCTGGCTCGGTTGTGATTACTGTCGAGTACATCGTGCGCGGTTCTGACGGCGGTGCTAACCCCGCCAACCAACAGGCTTAATTGATCTCGGGGGCTTCGGCCCCTGTTTTAAAGGAGATTGATTATGATGCAAACTGATGTCAAATCAGCCACCGCAGCGGCGGCTACGAGCACAACAGTTACGGCTTTTCGTTCACGTGTCAAAGCAATTGCGTTGACTTACACAGCTTCTGCTGGCGCTATTACCATTACTGATGGTAACGGTGGCGTGACGTTGTTTTCGTATACCCCCGCCGCTGCTATTGGTTCGTTGTACATATTGATTCCGGGTGAGGGCATCCTTGCACCAAACGGCATCTATGTAACCAACGGCACTGGCACAACCGCTACGGTGTTCTATGGCTAAAGCAGCGCCCAAGAAAAAAGGCCCATCACTGGCTGTTGGCCGTGGTGAGAAATTACCTATTTCTAAGGGCGCTGGTTTGACTGCCAAGGGGCGGGCCAAGTACAACGCTGCCACGGGTAGTAATCTGAAGGCTCCACAGCCCCAAGGTGGCCCCCGCAAAGATTCATTCTGCGCCCGCATGTCTGGCATGCCCGGCCCGATGAAGGATGAAAAAGGCAAGCCCACCCGCAAGGCTGCTGCATTAGCAAGATGGAAGTGCTAAATGGACTTGAATACGATCTGGTCAGCGGCGCTGACTCTTGTAACCACGCTCATCGGAATGACGTTGCGGGAAAAGTTTGCGGAAATCAAACGCCTCGACATCCTGCTCAACAAAACACGCGAGGAGGTCGCACGTGATTACGTTACTCAAACAGAAATTCAGCGCATTACTGACCACATTGACCAGCGCTTCAACAAGCTTGAAGCAAAGATTGACCAACTTATTCAAGCGGGGCGATGATGCCAAGTAGCTCAAAAAAACAACACAATTTCATGGAAGCGATTGCGCACTCGCCATCGTTTGCCAAGAAAGTAGGCGTCCCACAGTCTGTGGGCAAAGATTTTTCTAACGCGGACAAGGGCCGCAAATTTTCAAAAGGTGGCGATATGGCAACGAAGAAAATGGCTAAAGGTGGCGACACTACCGGCATGAGCGGTGTAAATGAGCGTCGCGGTATGACTACTGCCAAGATGGGCAAAGTCACTGCTGGTGGCACCAAAAAATTTGGTGAGCACTCAGTCCAAACCAAAGGCCACACACGCGGCAAAAACATGGGTGACAGCGGTAAAACCGTTGGCATCATGAGCGGCGCTAAAGGCATGAAGCGCGGCGGCAAAGCCTGCTAAGGAATCAATCATGGCCAAAAACATGAAACGCAAGCGCTTTGATGATGGCGGCCCAGTTGATCCACTGGAAGCAGCCAATAGTTCTTCTGACGCACAAGAGATTGCCGGCGAGGCAATTTTAAAAGGCATGCGTGATTCTGCGGCCGAGACACCAAAGCGGCGCATGGTTACAAAAGATGAGCTGGAAAAGTCTGGCTTGAGCTTACGTGATTATTTGAATCGTGAGCAAGGTTTGACACGCCGCGGTGAAGCATCGCCTAAGGCTGCCGCAAAAGTTACTGACACTGGCGATGAATTGGCGCGCATGACTGCTCGAGCTCCTAAGCCAGCACTGCGTCAAGAAACTTATGGCGAGCGCTCTAAGGCTATGTACGATGAAGGCCAGCGCGTTATGGCTGCCAAACGTGCAGCTGCTGCAGATGAGGCTATGGCCAATGATCGCAATCGCCAAGCTCGTATTCTGACTGGTATTCGCAAAAACCCTGGCGCCAATTTGGGCATGGGTAGCACCGGTCTAAAAAAGGGTGGGACTGTAAGTTCTGCATCCAGCCGTGGTGATGGTATTGCCGCTCGTGGCAAAACCCGTGGCAAGATTTATTAAGGAGTTTGAAATGAAACCAATGGTCAAAGAACAAATGGAACCCATGTCTGGTCCTGATATGAAGCGTCACGACGACTTCATTTCCAAGCACGAGACTGGTGACCACAAACACTACAAAAACGTGTTTCAAAAGCAAGCTGCTGGCCATAAGCCCCACATGGATCATGTGATGGCTATGTGCGGTGGCGGCATGGCAAAGAAATAATCATGTTGGCCAGCCGTGGTATGGGGGATATCTCCCCCTCCAAAATGCCTAAAGGTGCGCGTAAAGCACGCCGTGATAACACTGACTTCACCGAATATAAAAAAGGTGGGCCAGTTGGGCTGTATGCCAACATTAACGCCAAGCGTAAAAGGATAGCCCAAGGTTCTGGTGAGCATATGCGTAAGCCGGGTTCAAAGGGCGCTCCAACTGCGCAAGCATTTGTCCAATCTGCAAAGACTGCGAAAAAGTAATGGCTACCAAAAACTGGATCAAAGACGCAATCAAAAAGCCTGGAGCTTTGCGCAAAGAGTTGGGCGCCAAAAAAGGTGAGCCTATTCCAGCTAAAAAATTAGCCGCTGCAGCCAAAAAGCCCGGTAAAATTGGTCAACGCGCACGTCTTGCGGAAACCCTTAAGGGCATGAAATGACCACAACCGGAACGTCCGTCTTCAATCTTGATGTCAATGACCTCATTGAGGAGGCGTTCGAGCGTTGTGGCCAAGAACTGCGCACGGGATATAACTTCCGCACGGCGCGGCGTAGCCTCAACTTGTTGACCATCGAGTGGGCCAACCGTGGTATCAACCTGTGGACGATTGAAGAGGGGCAGATCCCGCTCTACCCTAACCAGATCATCTACGCGCTGCCCACCGATACGATTGACCTGTTGGACCAAGTGACCCGCACAGGTAGCGGCACAAACCAGTCTGACATCAACATTAACCGGATCAGCGAGTCTACGTACTCCACGATCCCCAACAAGAACGCCACGGGTCGTCCAATTCAGTTCTGGATCAACCGTCAGTCTGGCGAGTCTAATGCGACAACCGCAACGCTAAGTGGTAACGTTACCAGTGCGGACACCACGATTGCTGTGAACAACATCAGTCAATTGGGCTCCACTGGGTTCATTTTGGTGGATAGCGAAGTTATTTGCTATTCTGCGGTGGACACAGTTAACGGCACTCTCTTGTATTGCGCTCGCGGGCAAAACGGTACAACAGCTGCGGCTCATACCAGTGGCGCAGCCATTACGGTCCAGAACCTGCCATGCGTAAACATCTGGCCCGTACCCAATCAAGGCTCTGCGGGCAACCCATACTACACAATGGTGTACTGGCGTATGCGGCGCATCCAAGACACTGGTTCTGGCGTTAAGACCCAAGACATCCCATTCCGTTTCTTGGAATGTATGGTTGCTGGGCTGGCCTACAAGTTGTCTATGAAGTTGCCAAACATTGACCCTAATCGGGTTATGGGACTGAAGGCAGAATACGAGCAACAGTTCCAGCTGGCTGCGGAAGAAGACCGAGACAAAGCTAATGATCGGTTTGTTCCACGGGTTCAGTTCTACAGGTGATGTATGGCTGGGCCTAAGTACGCTTCTGGTAAATTTTCCATTGCGGAGTGTGATCGCTGTGGCCAGCGGTACATGCTCAAGGAATTGCGCAAGCTCACAATCAAGACCAAGATGGTCAGTATCAAGGTTTGCCCAGAGTGCTGGGAACCAGATCAGCCTCAGTTGCAGTTGGGTATGTACCCAGTCTACGACCCACAAGCTGTGCGGGAACCTCGTCCTGACATCAGCTACTATGAGGCGGGCACGACAGGATTGCAGATCGCTTTGAACGGCGGCACTGGAGAACAAGCGGTTGGGTATCCCAGTGAGGGTAGCCGCATATTTCAGTGGGGTTGGAACCCGGTTGGGGGATCAGAACAATTTGATGCCGTATTGACGCCAAATGACTTGGCTTTAGGCGTGCAAGTTGGTACAGTAACGATAGTAACGACATAAGGAGTCGGTCATGGACAAAGAAGATATCAAACAAGATAAAGCCCTTATCAAAAAGGCTTTCAAACAGCACGATGCTCAAGAGCATAAAGGCGGCAAGGGCACTACCTTGAAGCTGAAAAAAGGTGGCCCTACTGGCATGGATCGTCGCAAGTACGGCCGTAACTTGGCCCGTGCTATGAACCAGAAATCTGGGAGCAAGTAATGGTTGCCCAAGTCAAACCCACTACCAAAAACAGCCCACCTGTTAAGGTCGGTGCTAACCGCGACAACTTGCCTGCGGACTCATATGCTGGCCGCGGCAAAGAAGGCTACGCTCAGTTTGATGCTCGTCCCAACAAGAGCAAAGTTGATACCGTGGATATGTCTGTCGGGGCTTACAGCAAGTCTGCTGGTAACGAACCCACAAAGACCACTGGCATCAAGATGCGCGGCACTGGTGCGGCGACTAAAGGTGTTATGTCGCGGGGTCCGATGGCATGAACTATACGCAACTCAGCAACGCCCTTCAGGCGTATACAGAAAACACGGAAAGCAGTTTTATTGCTGAGATTCCTGTTTTCGTGCAGCAGGCTGAGCAGCGTATATATAACACCGTTCAATTCCCGTCACTGCGTAAAAACATGACGGGCACGGTGACCTCGACAACAATCTATTTGTCGGCTCCTAATGACTTCTTGGCTCCGTACTCGCTGGCAGTGATTGACACTGATGGCAGCTATCAGTACTTGTTGAACAAGGATGTGAACTACATCCGCGAAGCCTATCCCAATCCAAGTGATACTGGGTTGCCAAAGTACTATGCGTTGTTTGGCCCGACTGTAAACGGTAGCACCATTACCAATGAGTTGTCGTTTATTCTGGGGCCAAAGCCAGGTTCAAACTACACGGTTGAGCTTCACTATTACTACTACCCTGAGTCAATTGTCCAAACCCCTGTGGCCAGCCTCGGCTCAATCACAGGCGGAAGCAGCTACACCAACGGCACTTATTTGAACGTGTCTTTGACTGGTGGGGCAGGCTCGGGTGCAGTTGCCAACATTGTGGTTTCAGGCGGTGCGGTTACTTCTGTAACTCTGACCCAAGGCGGTTCAGGTTATGTTGTTGGCAATACGCTAAGTGCAGCGGCATCGACTATTGGTGGTACAGGATCAAGCTTTTCTGTACCAGTAGCCACTGTTGGTAATGCTCTTGGCACTTCTTGGTTGGGTGATAACTTTGACAGCGTGTTGTTGTATGGCTCGTTGGTTGAAGCCTATACCTACATGAAGGGTGAGCAAGACATCATGGGGTTCTACAACACCAAGTACCAAGAAGCACTTGCGTTGGCTAAACGTCTGGGTGATGGTATGGAGCGTCAGGATGCCTACAGGTCTGGCCAATATAGACAGGCGGTGACTTGATGCTTACCCAAACCGCAACAAATGCGTTCAAGACAGGGCTGATGAACGGCACGTATAACTTCAATACGGATGCTTTCAAAATTGCCCTGTACACGGCCAACGCTACATTGGACGCGACTACTGCAACGTACACATCTACCAATGAAATTACTGGGACTGGGTACACGGCTGGTGGTAATAGCCTGACGGTAACGACAACACCTACGACAGGTAGTTCTGGCAATGTGGCCTACATCTCGTTTGCCAATGTGTCTTGGTCTGGTGCGCTCACGGCTCGTGGCGCTCTGATCTATGACGTGACCAACGGAAACAAAACGGTGTGCATACTTGATTTTGGTGGGGACAAGACATCTACCACGACATTCACTGTGCAGTTCCCCGCAGCTACAAACACTTCAGCAATCATAAGGATCGCGTAATGGCTATCGTTACCACCACCTACGGCGACATGGATGACTCGTTGCTTGAACGCAAGGATGGCACGTTTGAGGACGACAACGAACTGACCACTTGGGTAGAATACTGGAAAGATGGTGAGCTTGTTCACCGTTCGGCCCATGTGACGTTGAAGAAAATGCCTGCCTTTGCTGCTGGCGAAACCGCTGTTTTTTAAGGAAATATCATGGCGAATACGCAAAGCATGACAACGAGCTTCATGGGCGAATTGTTAACTGCCACCCACAATTTTGGCACTGCACCTACACGTGGCACAACTGCTGCTGACACGTTCAAAGCAGCCTTGTACCTGACTTCGGCCACAATCAATGCGGCCACCACTGCGTACTCAGCAACGGGTGAAGTGACGGGTACAAACTACACGGCTGGCGGCGTGACGGTGACCAACGCAACGGCTCCTACGGCAACCAACTCCTCGGCTACGGCTGGTGTGGCTTACTGGACTCCTTCAGCTTCAATCACATACACGACAGTGACTCTGAGCACTGCGTTTGATTGCGTCTTGATCTACAACAGCACCCAGTCCAACAAGGCTGTGTCTGTTCACACGTTTGGTTCGCAAACCATTACGGCTGGTACTTTCACACTGACCATGCCATCGAACACCACTACAACCGCTTTGCTGCGCTTGTCTACCACCTAAAGGGTAGGTCATGGCCGGATGGGGCACGGGCGCTTGGGGCTTAGGCACTTGGGGCAATGGCGAAACCATCCTTACAGGTGACGCGGCCTCGGGCGCAGTAGGCTCAACCGGGGTCAGCATTACCATAGCCCTCACGGGCGTAGGCGCATCCGGCGCGGTCGGCACAGTAGTTGGTACATCCACAGTTGCCCTGACTGGAGATGCCGCATCTGGTAATGTAGGCTCCGTCACTGTTGCAGAACGTCAGATCGCCCTGTCTGGTGTTGCGGCCTCGGGTAATGTAGGCACGGTTGTTGGCTCTGAAGTTGTCCCAGACACTGGGGATAGCGCAGTCGGTAATGTCGGTACAGTCGGTATCTCAGTATCGGTAGCTCTGACGGGTGTCGCCGCATCAGGCGCGGTTGGCACTGCTACTCCAAGTAAATCGGTCGCGCTGAGTGGTAACGTTACCACCGGAAATGTTGGCTCTGTCACTCCTGCAATGTCAGTCGCACTGTCTGGGGTCTTGGCCTCGGGTCTGGTGGGCACAGTCAGCGCAGACAAGAGCAAAGCGATAACGGGCGTTGCGGCATCTGGTGCAGTAGGCACAGTTGTCCCGTCCATCGCAGTCGATCTTTCTGGCGTAGAGGCACAAGGTGTAGCAGGCGGTGTGATTGTCCCGCTGCCATCCAATCAAGCAAACGGCGCAGTAGGTTCTGTTACCGCAGATCGCAGCATTGCACTGACGGGTGTGGGCGCTACAGGTTCGGCTGGCACGATGAGTATTGCCGCAAGGATTCTGGCGTTAACCGGGGTTGCGGCACAGGGTTCAGTTGGTAATGTAATTGCGGTATATTGGAAGCCAATCCCTGACGATCAAAATCCAAACTGGCAAATTATTTCTGACGGCCAAACACCAAATTGGACGTTAATAGGTGACACGCAGACAGCAAACTGGCAAAATATTGGTAATTCACAAACGCCTGCTTGGAGCGGTGTTGAAACAGCACAGACACCCGCATGGGAAGAAGTCGTAACTTGAGGTTTTAAACATGACTACAGCATATACATCACTCTTGGGCTTGGCTCTTCCAGTCACGGGCGAACTGTCAGGGACATGGGGTGATACGGTCAACAACTCCATTACTTCGCTGCTGGACTCCGCTGTTGCAGGCACAACCACTCTGAGCACTGATGCTGATGTTACGCTGACCACTACGACAGGCGCGGCCAACACAGCGCGTGAAGCGATTCTTTTGTGCTCTGGCGCACGAACAGCATTGCGAACAATCACAGCCCCGGCGCAGTCTAAGATTTACACGGTCATCAACGCTACGACTGGCGGGTACTCGGTCAAGATTGTTGGCGCTGGCCCTACTACTGGCGTGACGCTTGCTGCAAACGAATCGGCCCTGATTGCTTGGAACGGATCGGACTTCATCAAGGTGAGCAGCAACGCTTCTTTTGGTGCGCTGACGGTTACTTCGCTGACCAACACTGGCCTGACATCGGGCCGTGTAGTGTATTCCACTACAGGCGGTCTTGAGACTGACTCTGCCAACTTGCTGTACAGCGGTACTGACCTGACTGTTTACGGCATCACCGTAGGCCGTGGCGCGGGGGCTTTGGTTTATAACACTGCTTTAGGTAATGGAGCATTGTCCGCATCAAATAGCGGAACTGGGCGAAATACAGCAGTTGGCGTAAATACGCTTGCTTCAAATACAACTGGCGCATACAACCTTGCTGTTGGTAGCTATGATTCAGGTGGTGGAGCGCCTTTACAGTCAAATACAACTGGTTCAAATAACGTGGCGTTAGGCAATGGCGCTTTAAACACCAACACCACAGCCTCAAACAACACTGCTGTAGGCTATCAGGCGGGGTATAGCAATGTAACTGGCTCAAATCTTGTATTTGTTGGTAGATTGGCTGGATACGCAAATACTGGCGATAACAACACAGGAGTTGGTTCACTTTCTCTTTACGGGAATACATCGGGTTCGGCAAATTCTGCTTTTGGTTACTCTGCATTAACGGCAAACACAA